GCCCCGAAGCCGAATAATTCATGAATCGCCAGGAACAGGTGAATGTAAGACGCTTCGACGCTGGCCATAGCCGACGTCCGTTGATAGCGTCCACTCAAGCCCACTCCGGATATGATCCAGTTAATGAAGTCCCGTTCCAGCCGTTCGCTGACCCCTAATTTTTCCATTTTCTGCCTCATCGCAATGAAGGCCGTCCCCTGGAATGTAGGATCTTCTTTTATTTCCTGCCGGTTATATTCATTGCATTTCATTTTGATTCGTTCCAGCCGTTTTTGCCCGAAGCCATAGTTATCATGAAGGGCCATGAATACGAGTGTTGCCGTTGTCGTTTCGCCGGCATTGCTTCCGATTTCTAAGTTTCCTTTCTTACTTTTCTGCATGTCCTCTCACCACCTTCATCTTATCAACCAGCTCCATCAGGTAGTCCAACTGCTTATACATAGCGCTGGTGGCCCACTGCATGTTGTGTATCATCTGTATCTGGGTGTACGTACCATTCTTTTCCAGTTCTACATAATCATCTATGAGCCGATGTTTATCCATGATGTTTCTCATGACCTTCTTGTATTCTTTTCGCAATTCCATGTATTCTTCCCATGTGATGGGTTCATCTTTTGTTGGCGTTTCTTCCTGGTCCGCTTCTTCTGGGACTTCTTCGATGTCTTCCGCTTCATCATCGGCGGAAATATCTTCCGGATCTTCTTCGTCTGTTTCCGGTCTTTCTGCCTGCACGGCTGCTTCTTCTTGTACAGCCGCTTCCTGGGCCGGCGTTTCTTCCGGTGCCGGATAGATGAAGTCTTCGATAGATTTCAATGTAATTTCATCGTCATCCATGTGCTGTTCATAGAAATCTTTCTGCTGGTCCGGCGTTAATTTAGATAATTCATAGGCCGCAGAAATACCGAGTTTGCCCGATTTCATCCAGTCTGCGTAATATTTCCGCAAGTTGTTGGAAATGGCTGAGTATCGGGCGATATTGGTCGTGCTTTCATGCAGCGTCTTGGCAATCGCGTCGCGCTTGCGGCCGCTGATTTGATTTGTCATGACGCCATATTTGAACAGGCTGTTGAGCTGTTTATACTGCTCGACCCGTTCCCAGGCAGTCAAGTCCCGGGACGTGCTGTTCGTATCGATAAGCAGCAGTTGATTTCCATAGTGGTCCGTAGAGATTTCGCAAGGTACGGTATCTGGAATCCCCACGGTCTGCTCTTTCAGCAGCTCTTTGACGGCCTTGCACCGGCGATGGCCGGATACAATCATGTACCGTCCGTCTTTCATCGGTTCGACAATCAAGTTCTGACGGACTCCGCCGGCGGCGATAATCGAGTTCTTTAATTCTTCTACATCGCCGACGATATAGAAGTTATCCGGATTCTCTACGAGCAGGTTGACCGGAATCTGCTTGATAGTCCGGTCTTTGTCTTTGTTGACGAGTCCCATGTTTTCCATTAAGCTCATTCTTTCACCTTCTTTATGATTTCATTGGCTAATTTTCGATATTGCCATGCTGGCTTGAGGGTCATGCTCAGCTCGGCCAGCGGCTTGCACATCAATGTGCTGTCGATGATCCAGCGGCTCCGGCTGATTTTCGTATCAAAGACAGGGAATCTGGCTCTTAGCAGCCCTTCCGCTTCATCGCTCAGCGTCGTCCGTTCGTCGTGTGTGATGAGCACGCCCAGCAGTTGCAGACTGGGATTGATTTTCAGGACGTCCTGAAGCTGTGTGTCGAGCTCCACCAGCCCCTGGCTGGAAAAGGCGTCCAGCCGTACAGGGATGACGATGAAGTCCGCGATGCTCAACGCGTTAATGGTCAACATGTTCAGTGCCGGCGGGCAGTCGATGAGGACAATATCATATCCGCTGCCGATGTCAGCCAGGGCGTCGACGGTCTTGCTTTCGTAATAACTGCGCTCCAGTTCATACAAATCCATATTCCCCGGCATGAGCGACAGAAACGGCCAGTCCGTACCAATGATTTCTTTTTCCCGCATCCCACACGGGGCTGACTGGTCGTACCGTTTGTAGAACTGCGTCAGATTCCCTTGCGGGTCACAGTCAATCATGAGTACTTGCGGTGCCTGGCCGCGATGACTGCCAGGCACGTGATGCGTTCGTTGTGTAGCATAAAGGTGGGCCAGGTTCGCCGTCGTTACCGTCTTACCGACGCCCCCTTTTAGGTTGTAAATAGCGATTTTCATGTGGTTTCTTCCTCTCTGAATAGCGGCAACTCCATAACATTTTTCCCATGAACCACGGACAATCTTCGCAGTGGTCCTGGCAGATGTCCATTTTGTATTTGCGGCAATAGATCCAACTGTGCGTCGGCTGGCCGCATAGCGGACAAGTGTCCATTAGTATACCGTTCCCTTGACGATGTTGTAATGAGCACAATGTCCATCCTGCCAGCGGATGCAGGGAAAGCCATCTTTGTAATACATTTCCTCGGCGTACCCGTGCCAGTGTCCGGCATGGATTTCTTTGGCTGCCAGCTTGATGGCCTCCTGGGCAATGTCTTGATGGACGTTACGGTTCTGCATCCGCCGGAACCACTTGCTTTCATCCTGTTTTTTCATGGCTATTCCCTCATTTCACAGGCGTATTTCTTTTTGATTTCGTTGAGGATATCGACGTATAACATCATCCAACGTTTTTCATCCAGTTCATCGCCGAATCCGTGTTGATTTTCGATATCCTGCTGCATGATCATCAACGTGTCCAGGCTCAGTGCCGGTAACACTTTCTTGATATAGTCAGCGACTTCATAGACGATGTGCGTCCGCCGTCCCAGGGCATAGCGCATAGCACAGCAGAGTATTTTTTCATAGGCTTCGTCAATCGGCATAATATTCACGTTATTTTCCCCTCCTTGGCGTCGACGCAATCGGCGCCCAATATTGCACCTCTTTCAGCGGGATAAGCCGCGCTTCGCCGTCCACGAGCCAATGATCATGGCAATATATGCCCACAGTTTTGAATTCCCACTCCGTGCCGGCGTGCATCGCTACCAACACGCGCCGCTGCGGAATGGGTAACTGCTCATTCACATCTACCCATTTCATTGAGTATCCCCCTTCCTACACTGTCTCAATATCTCTATTGCTTTCTCAATCCGTTTTTTGATTTGGCTTGCATGGCCAAAAGCTTGCTCAATAGTTCGGTAGCAGTTTCCCATAGTAATATTCATTTCATCGGCAAGACTGTTCATGTATATGGCTATTTGGGCATGCCCGTGCTGATCCACATAATAATATTTATCGCCATCTGATGGAGTAAATGTTGCATGATATTTTTCGGCTGCTCTTTCTATCGCTAGTTTGAGCCCGACTTCTAAATTAAAAGGATCATTGGGATGGCATTTTGCTCCTCCCTTATATTGGGTCACGTTATCTGCTTCAAAAAAACGGACTCCTATGCTCCCACGAGGTGTGATTCCTACCCAGGTCCTCATGGCCGCCGGCATTCCCGCTTTTTTCGCTTCCCTGTCAAATACCATGGTGAAATATTGATAGTAGGCGGGGCTATTCAGCTGTGCTGTATCGAATTTCGGAGGGCTGGTCATGCTTTTATTACGATTCATGATGGTGGTCATCTCCTTTTCTTTCTCTTTCTTTTGTGCCAAGTTGGCAGCGCTTCTATGGCTTCCAGCTTTTCGGCTACTTCGCTGTCATCCAAATAACCCAAGATTCCTCCTTTTTCGGCCGTTACCGGGTTGTCGTAATCAATATCCCCATCCCTTAATACAGCCAGTTCCCACAAGCCTTGCTCTCCGCCATATGTGTATCCTCCGCCTTGGATGACGCTGGCCGTATAACCATTGGCAAAATGAAACCAATAGTGCACTACGTCTACAGCGCCAAAGTGGAAGCCGGCTATGTGTTCTGTCTCTTCTTCATCGGGTTTAAACCTTCCGAATTGCATGATTTTCACCTGCCTTTCAGAAATTAATGACTAACCGCTGCCCTGGGCGGATATCGTCAGTGCTATTGATGTCGTTATTCACGCTGATTTCATAGATGACTTCGCGGATATCCATACCGCGTTCATCCGCAATGGGCCTGGCGATTTCCCACAACATTTCTCCCTGGTCCACGATGTGGACTCGGGCATCTTCCTGGGCTTTCACGGTTTCTCCCAGTGAATGGCCTACATACAGGCCGACACTGCAAGTCACAGCCAGGGCAAGTAAAAACTGTCCAATATGCCTTTCTCTTTTCATCGTTTTCCCTCCATTCATTATTTTTCGATTTTCGTATCCAACCATTGCTTGATCTGCCAGCCCGGAAAACGCATGTCAGATTCCGGCGTTATCTTTACAAACGGCAATTCGCGGCGAGATGCGAGATTATAGATTGTCCGCACTGATACATGCAGCACTTTGGCCAGCGTCCTGGCGCTGTAAACCCTGTCGGACTCCAATAGTCCTGGCCGAATATCTTTCATATTGCCTTCTCCTTTCTATCCCTTGTTCATTTCCATCGCTTCATGTTATAATGTAGTTATCAACTTTTTCCTTAGGGCCGTCCGGTTGCCGCCGGGCGGCTCTTTTTTTGTGTCCGTTTCGGACACGTTAACCAAAGTGTCAGCCCTCGTCCTGCCAATTCAAAGATCTTATCGATGAGCGGCTGTATCGCTAAGGCTTCGTAGGCGTCGATTTTGTCGTCACAGCAGATTTTCTCCAGCTTCATCGAGTCGTTATTGGCTTCTGATAAGGCGATATGGTACTGCATGGCTCCGGCCGCAACGCCGGGCAGTTTGCCGATTTTCGGCAGAATCAGCCGGCCGACTTCCGATTCCTGCGAGAGATAGGTATATCCCAGGCAAGGATTATCGAAAACCTGCATCATGGCTGCTACCATGTCATCGCACGGCAGGATTTCGCCACCTTCGTATTTGGCATACGTTCGCACGGAAACATTTAATGCTTCCGCTGCCTGCTCCTGCGTGAAGCCTGCCCCTTTACGGGCTCTTTTTATTTCAATCCCGAACCCTTTACTCATGGTCATCCATCTCCTTTCAGTTACAATAAAACTGAACATCAAAGGAAACGCTCCATATCGCTGACATCATATGCGTCTACGATATTGATTTTATCTACAATCTCTCCGTCGTTTGCGTTTATGACGGCCAAATATACACCGCCGCCAAATGTACGGACCAGGTAATTATGAATGTCCACGAAGGTGATGTTTCCACCTTTCGGGCTCTTGAACTGCGTTACCATGGTTCCTGTGCAGTCCCGAGTATTTTCCGTTATTAGTTTTGCCATAATATCGCTCCTTTAAAGAAAACTGTCTATTTACGGCTTACAATCTTTGGCTATCATTTCTGCCATCATAACTACCCTATCGAACACTTCTTGATTGCACATATCTTCGGTGTGAAATCCGAAAGGCGTATAGACATTTAAATTAGTAATCTCTACTACATCGTCATCAGTGTAGATGATAGCAGTTGGAACATCAGCTAAATTTAGCGCGCTTTCTAAAAATACAAGCATCTTCCTTCTTTCTTCCCTTTCCTTTGCGTTCAGCATAGCTACATCCCCTTTGTCAGTTTGAATTTTTCCATGGCGTCCATTTTGATTTGAAAAATGTTCGTGCCTGGCAATAACAGTTGGCAGATATGGGCCGCTTCCTTGGCCGCCATCTTCTTTTCCATCGCCAGCATCCGAGCTTGTTTGCTCTTATCGCTCTTCATATCTTCTTCCGCTTCCAGACATTCCAATTCGCTCTCTAATACCCGCTTTTCCAGAATTTCCTTTTCTTTCTTGTTCATTGGTTTCCTCCCATATAATTCGTTAATCCCGTCCAGCCTTTCTTGGCCGCATATTCATCAAGATCTTGTTTGGCTTCGGCCAATGTCATGCGCAACATCATCTGTTTCATCCGATGCCAACCGCCACCGGGTGTACGCTGATAGCAAAGTGCGTATGGTTGACCGCCGATAAGCGGCATAGCTCGATAATGCCAGCCACGGCTGTCTACGTATTCGTTGTAATGTTCCATTTTCTCATCTCCCTTAACTTCTACTGATAAGTAACAGAAATTCCAGAAACGTCATGTGCTCCTTGAGCATCCCAGTGTAATAAATCCAGTACTCGATGCCCAGGGCCGCAAGTGCCAACAGCACGATGGCCATAATTTTTAGTTTCATAGTCTATCATTTCTATTTTAGCAAGTTAATAAGTATAAAAATCACTAATGTCGCACTTTAATTTCATGGCCATTACTGGCAACATATTCGCGTCAAAAGTATAATCACCATGCTCATATTTCCAATATGTTGAGCTGTTTTTGAAGTTGAATGCTTTAGACATTTCATCAATTGTTATTCCTAGAGATTTTCTTCGTTCTTGAATATATGCTAAATTAAACTTCATTATATCGCTTCCTTTTATTTCTGAATTAGAAAGTTTCTATATCTGTAATATACACTTTCTAATTCAGAAAGTCAATGCTTTTACTTGTTATTTTAGAGATTTTTCACTTTCCAAAACGGAAATATTATATAATTTAACCATTATTAGGATAAGGGGGTGCCATAATGACTACGGGGGATAGAATCAGAAATGTTCGTGAAGATAAAGATATTCTTCAACAAGAACTTGCAAATGCCATTGGCATCAATGTCAGCGTATTAAGTCGAATAGAGAAAGGAACTCGTCCGATTCGTGATGATGAGCTTATTAAAATTGCAAACAAGCTCTCTGTCTCATCTGATTATCTTTTAGGTATATCCGATTCCCCTTCATCCACCACTATTACTTCTTTAACTGTTGCGGAAAAAGATATACTACATTTTTATCGTCAGCTTGATGAGCGAGACCAAGGGGCTATTTATGGGGAAATGAAAGGTATGCTTCGTGCTGAAAAATACCATCATAATTCTGAACTTCTTCAAACCTCAGCTAAATCTGTTCATGAATCTCCCAAGGAATTTTCAATAGCTGCATCTGGTTTGGACGAAAACACACCAGCTGGTAGTGAAAATATGGAAATCATCAAGAAACGTGTCCGCAAACTTACGAATAATCCAAAATAAAGTAGGTGACGCCATGAATTATTGCGATATGTTGGATTTATGTTATCGTGAAGGCATTGTCCTATCCATTGAAGATTTTAAACCACCGTTAAATGGAATCTATATATCTTGTGATGATCTCCATGCTATCATGCTATCCAGCCGCATTCTTGATAATATTCCGCTACGCAATGTCGTCCTGGCTGAAGAAATTGGCCATCATTTTACCCTGTCCGGAAATAACCTTCCAACAGAACACTGGAATCGGCTGCATCGTTGTAATTATAGTAAAGATGAGGCCCGTGCACTACGATGGGCTGCCATTCATCTCATCCCATCGCACGAACTCCTACAAGCTTCATGTGACGGGATGACAACACTCCCAGTTCTAGCAGAGTATTTCCAAGTGACACCATCGTTTGTAGCTTATCGTATGTCTCTCCCCGATGTTCAGTGTTTTCAATATCCACATATCATCTAATTTTTCATTACATTATCAGCAGAAATGGAGTGTAGTCTTATGAAAAAATCGATGTTACTAGCTCTCACTTTATCAGCTTTATTGATTACAGGTTGCGGTAGTGATCCTACAGGTGATATATCCAAAGCAACCGGTTTGTCAAAAGAGCAAGCTGGCACTGTGCTTACACAATTAAAAGATGTTGGCGTGACTAAATTCGACGGTGTTTCAACGTTGAATAAAGATAAGGGCTATTATTATGTCCAGGATGATAAATATGGCCGCGTCTTTTTTGCAATTAAAGATAACAAGCTATCCGTCATTGAAAATCAGCAGGGCGTAAAGGTATACGTATCTGATAATAAAATCTGTGACCTTGCTGATGTTACTCTAACTGACGCTCAAGTAGCAGAATACCAAGTAATCGCGCAAAATGCCGTCAAAAATAAATTGAAAGCTCCATCGACAGCGGATTTCGACAATCTAAAGGTTATGAAGGATAAAAGTGGCTCTGTTTTGATCACTGGCACCGTTGACGCTCAAAATAGTTTCGGCGCAAAAATCAGAAATAGTTTCATGGTTACTGTTGATTCCAACAAACAAGTAACGGGCGTGAACCTTTTATAACTCCATAGCTCATTATGATTGAAAGGATGGTTGCATTATGTTTGAAATTATTGATAGTGGTCGACACAAATCCGCATTGTCTGGCGATTTAACCCCATTGAGCATAGATATTGAAAATAAATGTGGTAAATTTGTCGGCAGTGAAGGTTATATCTATGACACTTCTTTAGAGCATTGCACATGTGCTGATTTTGCTATCCATGGCGGAACCATGGCCTGTAAACATATGATTCGCCTGGCTATGGAACTTGGCGAACTTCCCAATGATGGAATGATTACAGACCATGAGAAAGCTCGCATAAAGTATTATATGGGTATTCTAAAAGTCTTCGTCAAAACAGCGCCTATCATGGATACGGTTCATTTAGTCCGTATATTGAATAAATTACTTAAATCGACAGGCATGACTTGCGCTGGAAATGAGCTAGCATTTGCTGGTATTCCTGATTTACTCGAATCTAGTCTATTTGAATTGACTAAAAACGGGAAAAAGATTAGAGTAACGAAAAACAGCAAGAAGGACATGAAATCATTACAAAGGTCCGTGGAAAGCCGAGTAGGCGCTTTCGTCATAGAACATGTTGATGATGAATCATTATCAGCGTCTTTGCAATCTTTATCCGATGAATATGATGCTTAATTCTAATCATCAAGATATCCAGAAGATCTCCGCTAAATACCGTTATAGATAATTTATCTTGCGAAATCCATGGCGTTTTCAACAGATATGCAAAAGATATTCGGAATTTTAAAAATTTATTTTTTTCATGGAGGCCATTTATGAACGAACTCAAACTTTTTGAATCACAATATATACGCTCTGTATGGAATCCAGACGAGGAACAGTGGTATTATTCTGTCATTGATGTAGTAGCGGCACTAACAGATAGTGCAAATCCCACGGACTATCTAAAGAAGATGCGCAAACGTGATACGGAACTCGGTAACTACATAGGGACAAATTGTCCCCAGGTAACTATGGAAACGCAAACAGGAAAACATAGAAAAACACTTGCGGCCAATACAGAACAACTTTTGCGAATTATCCAATCCATCCCCTCTCCGAAGGCTGAACCTTTCAAAATCTGGTTGGCACAAACGGGCGCTGATCATCTTCTGGATCTTGCCGATGCGAAAAAACTGCAAGAAGAAATAGACACGCGGATACGGGCTCGCGATGACGTCCGCGAACATAATAAATCGCTGGCAAAGGCGGCCCAAGATGCCGGCGTTTCGACAAACCAAGAATTTGCAAGGTTCCAGAACAGCAGTTATATGGGGCTGTACGATGGAGAAACAGCAGCCGCCATTAAGCGCCGCAAAGGATTGAAGAAAAGCGAGGATATTTTAGATAATATGGGCAGCGAGGAACTGGGCGCCAACCTCTTCCGTATTACACAGGCAGAAGCCAAATTACGGCGTGAAAACATTCAGTCCAAAGAAGAAGCCAATAAAGCTCATTTCGAAGTCGGGTATACCGTCCGCAAGGCTATTGAATCATTAGGCGGAACCATGCCAGAAAACCTCCCTACTCCTGATAAAAGCATCAAGCAGATTGAACACGAAAGAAAAAATCAGCTGAAGAAAAAATAAAAGAAAGGATGAATCTTATGATGAAGAAACTTACCCTGGTCCTAGCTATGATCTGCGTATTGTCCTCAGTCGGCACAGCCTTTGCCGCCGACTACCTGGGCAATCCCCGTTCCATGAAATTCCACTATACCGACTGCCGTACCATCAAGCATCCCGAAAATTTTGTCCCCATCGACTCCCGTGATGAAGCCCTTGCTGAAGGATATGTACCTTGCGGCGTATGTAAGCCCTGAAATTAAGTGTGCCGCTGTCCACCCTGTTGTCCACCCTTGAGCCGGAAAAATCGACCGCATAAGAATCAAGGTTTTCATGGAAATGGCTATTTACTGCGCTCTGGGATACGCTATGATTCTCTAGGATACCAGCACCAGCCAACTCGAAATCAGTTAGGCCGAAAGGTCTCGTGGGTTCGAATCCCACCCGCTCCGCCAAATCAAAAGCGCACTGATAAGCCATTCATGGAACTTATCAGTGCGCTTTTTCTATAGCAAGTACATCTTCTAGGATAATTTCTATCAAAATTTGCTCGTGTTTCATCGATTTTCTAAGTCCCTATAGGCTTTTTCATTGCGTTGAAACATGAGCTGAGAGGCCTTACGGATTTTTTCTTTTATTTCTTGATTTCCTTTGCTGGTAAGAATTTTTCTTGTCTCAGATTCCTTGATTACTTTGGCAGTATTAGATAAATTCAT